CACCAGATCCAAAAGCGGGGGCTTTGAGCAACTGATTGAATCTTCGTCAGCAGAAATCATCACGAATGGAATGTGATCGATTGGAATTCCGCGCATCGTGGGGGCCACGGTCTGACCAGGGGTCCATTCTTCGGATCCTGCGGTGATACCCGTTGTCTTGCGCCACAGGGTCACCGTGTAGATACCCGTTTCCATGGACAATTCTCTGATTTGTTTGACTTCAACAAGATCATACTTGTCTTTGTCGGGGGCCAGGATGGTTTCTTCTAGAATCACGGCCATAAACTTCCCGTCAGACACCACCCAGTTCAGAATATTCTCTGGATAATAGAGCTTAATGAATGCCGGCTCTGACTCATCCGCATCTTCACTAAGTTTATCTACCAGTAGGCCGCACCGACCAGTGGTTAGCAGTTCCTTAGTAAGAGCGTGGGTGAACTGAACAGCATCCTGTCCCGCATCTGTGATGTCTCCCATGCGATCCCGCAAGGTATCCGGAACGATGAATGACGGATCTTTGCGCAGGATGGCCCCAACATATCCATTAAGCGTTCGATCGGTGGCCCCAAACCACAAGGCCCGCCCTTTGTAAGCCTCGTATGCCTGGATGCCTGTGTTCGGCTCTAGGTGTCCACTTAGGCGAGGGAGGTAACTGTCGCCCTTGGCCTTGATGACATCCTGCCCTTCGACGGCGTCTCGGCACCGAGTCCACTGAGGCAGGGTTCGCTGATACTCTGGATGCTGAGAATTGATAGGCACGGTTCCTCCGTTACTTTTTCTTCTTGGGGTAGGGTCGGAACTGGATTTTCTTCACCGGAAACGTCTCACCAGCCTTCTTGCATTTCTTAATGAAGATCCTGTCCAAGTAGTTCGGCGCTCCGAAAGTCACTACCATTTCTTCGCGGGAGTTCCGTCCGGAAGGCTTGTTATGCCAAGTGGCCTTGACCGTCGTCTTTTCGTCAATGATCTTGATGGCCGTCTTCATGCCAGATCCGATCAGAGCATCGCACACGATAGCAAACCATTTCGCTTCGATAGACTTCTTCATGACTGGCCTCCTCAGCCGTAGTAAGTCTTAGTGACAGAAAGACTCTGACCGCCAACAAAACGATAGACAATATAGTATCCAAGTCCATCAGACAAGTGGGTCAGTTTCGCGTCCTGATGCTTATCAATCTCGCCACTGCCGCCTTCAAGCAGCCGCACCCCGTCCAAATCGCGCGATGTCATGGGGGCACGGTTCGGGTCGCAGTAGAGATGCCTCTCGCCTACGACATTCAGAATGCGGCTGTTCATGCAGTTCACCCTCGCGCGCTCTGTGGGGTTCGCGCGGGGCACGAAATACATGAATCGTTCTCCAAAGTGCGGTTTAAGCACCGATCGGACCAAATCCCAGTCAGAACCCTGGGTCGCGGACGTCTTTCTGTTCCCTCCGGTGGCGTCACCATACACATGAACTTCGCCTTGGTGCTCACCCCATACTTCAATGAGTTTCCGGCATACGGCCACGGTATTAGAATTCTGAGGTATGTAGACCTCTCCGATAACCTTAGTTCCGACGAGCCCGTTCGGGAGAATCCCCTCTTGGGCAATGACCGCAACACCTGGGTCCACATTGAAATCAAAGCAGAACGCGATTGGAGCCTTTGGATCATACTCCAGTCTAGCTTTGTTCGCGTCGGTGTAGTTATAGTAGGCCCTTCCAACGAAGTTGACAAAGGATCCCTCGTACTCCTGCTGAAAAGTGAGCTCATCCATGTCCCGCTTAGCCGACTCAATCGTCTTCGCGTCCAAGACCTCGGAACTCTTCCAGTGGTAGTATCCCCACTCGCTCGCTTCTCCGAACTCAATCATCTGTGCTTTGGCATACTCGGCCACATCGTAATAGTGGTTTCTTCCTTCAGGCACGCCGATCAGATCACACCAGCCCTGTCGGTCTGCCAGGGCAGGTCGGACGTTCGCGTTCCAGGCCGATGCCTTCATGTTGCCATATTCATCAAGGATCCCGCCATCCCAGGGAGACCCTTCAATGCGCTCTGGCTTGTCCATCCCCACGACCATAATGGTCGAGTTCATAATGGTGGTGATGGAAAGCTCTGTTTCTGAGATCCCACGGGGGGCGACCAGCCGCTTCGGCACCAGGAGCTTCAGATCATTCCAATAGATGCGCTTCGCCTGGTCGCGCGTGGGCGCTCCGCAGAAGTATCGTGGATCAGGAAAGTTGCTCGCTCCAGGCATCCCTGGCGGCATGAGCGCCCGCAGCACAAGTTTCCGCTTTGCGTTCTCTGTCTTCCCCGATCGTCGCCCCGCAGGCACCACATTGAACCTGTGGGGGGAGTTCGCATACTCCATCTGTGGCTTGATCTCGCGCAGTGGAGTCCAACGAGCGGGGAGGTTAGTCATCGGCTGCCTACCCGCTACTCGCCGCTGGGCGCTGCGCCCTCGGCATCTGCTTCTTCCTGAAGCCTCCGCTTCACGAGGTAGGCATTGTAGTCAGTCTCCTTACCAGACTGTTTCATTGCCTGATATAGGAAGTCTCGAACCGCAGTCGCGCCATCGTTGTCGCCCTTGGGGGCCTGATCCATACCGAGGAACTTGGACCGTCGGTCAGAAATCTTAAGGATGATGTCAGCAGACTTGCTGTCCTTGGCCATGGCCCAATGAATCTTGTGTAGTGCGTCCAGGCGGCTGAGTTCCAAGACCATCACTTCATCAATCGTCTCCTGAAGCTCCTTGTGCAGAAGCTCCAGTCCTGACTTCACAAGTTCCTTAGCCATGACGGTGCCAATTCCCATGATAGCACCGATTTCCATGTAGTCATGGCCGTCTCGACGGAGTTGCATGGCTTTGAGCACTCGGAGCGAAACTCCCAGGGAGGCTTCGTCCACGAACTCAAACACGTCCGCATCTGGCGCGTCGGGGGGAATTTGCAAGGGTTCCGGTTCTTTTCTAGGCTTCGCCATGCTTGGATCCTCGGTAGTCCAACGCCAAGTGTAAGGCGGATTGGTTGCGCGAGCAAGCCTTTATGTTCGATCCTCAGTATTTCTGTTCGTTGTTTCAAGGATACTAGGATCTCTGGGATTCTATGTAGGCATAGAAACCAGGATTCCCCGATTCCCCGATCTCTGGGATTCTTGTATCCTCGGATCTCTGGTGCGAAGTGAACATTCCGAAGATCAGCATGGATGCACCCCGAGGTGTGCGGAGTATTAGCTCCTCAGTGCTGCGAGACTAGGAGCGCGGAGCAGTCGTAATGGTACTGAATGGGCATATGCTTATATACACATATGCTTATATACACATATGCTTATATACACATATGCTTATATACCCATATGCTTATATACCCATATGCTTATACACCAACCATATACATATAACTATATAGCTACATGCGCATATGCATAACAATGCATACTGTAGCCTACAACAAAGCCCAGCACATAGGCTGGGCATTGTTTACTTGCTGGGTATTTATGCTAGGCTGGCACACTAAGCACAATGGCTTGCTTTTGCCACGCACAGCGCACAATGCCCGCGTTAATGCTAAACCACGCGCCTGTAGCTGGGTGCCGCGCCGCCAAACCGCGTACCTTACACTGGCCATTGGCCAGGGCTTTGGCGTGCGCGGGCAGTGTACAGCCCAGCACACTGCCCACGGTAACAAGCTGGCCATTGCTGGCCAACTGTGCCATGGCCTGCAAAATTGCAGCGTGCCCAGCACTACGCACGCTGTTATTTGCAGGCACCGGCACCGGGCCTGTAGCTACCAGTAGGTTATGTGTGGGCATTGCACCACCGCACAGTTTGGCCATAAGCACAGCCTGGGCCTGCCTACTGCTGGCGCCCTGTAGCGGCGTGCTAGGCGTGGCCGGTACGGGCACGGCCGGTACAGCGTGGGCCTTTACGGCCACAGCGGGCTTGGTGGTGGTGGCGGCCTTGGCGGCCTTGGTGGTGGTGGTGGTGGTGGTGGTGGTGGCCATTGTGTGCCCCTTTGGGTGGTAGGCTGGGCAGCGTGCCCTAGCCTGTATAGTATAAGCATCGGCTGTGCCAAAACATAAGTGCTATGCTTGCAGCACTTAGCTATATTACCACCTGGTTATAGTGCCGCGTTACGGCATAGCATAAATGCCGGTTTTTCCTAAGTGCGGCAATAACACAGTTTAGCGTGTGCCGCATTGGGGCTATGCTATGCCGCATTACGGCACTCACCCACCATGCTCGCCCATAGCATCTTTCGTGCCAATTCGCGTCGTAGCATCTTTCGTGCCAATTCGCGCCGGAGCATCTTTCGTGCCAATCCGCGTCGGAGCATCTTTCGTGCCAATTCGCGTCGTAGCATCTTTCGTGCCAATTCGCGTCGTAGCATCTTTCGTGCCAAATCCATTCTTTTTCGTTTTCGGTTTCTTTATTCTTTTCTTTTCGTAGTCTATGGCTCAGGCGCGGAGTCGCGCAGAGTCTCCTCTCGGGCGCCCGCGTGTGAGCTCAACCCGTGAGTTCCTCGGCTCCTCGAGCGAGCGCCCGCGTGTGAACTCAGTTCCGCGATCTCTGGGGAGTCGCGCAGAGTCAAGGCAAAGATGCTCAAACAAGGAATCCCCTAGGGGACTCCTCGCGCGCCCGCGTGTGAACTCAGTCTCTCGGATAAACCTTGACGGCGTCAATGTAGACAGCATCAACATCACGCTTGAATTCTGGAGCGGGGTTATTCACCATGTCGTGAATAACCTTAAGCCCCGTAGAATCCAAGAATCCAGACCGCAGAAAACAACCATCAGGAAATAAAGGGCTGGGAGTCTCAGGAACGGCGTACTTACGGGTAATTTGGACGTGTGCCATGTCAGCCCACCTTAACCAGACGACGCGCGACGCGGGGGGAGTTTCCGCAGGCGACTAGCCCACAGAAGAGATATGAGCAGGCCAGTGCCCAGACAGCGATGGGCTGGGAAACGCGGACGGTGCAGTGGAACTTGGACATTGTGGACCCCTTTGGGCTGTGACAGGCACCCTTGCCTGGCATGTATAGTATAGGGCCTGCGCTGCTCAAATGTTAGTCAAACTTTAATCAAAGTTTGTGCCGGATATTTACCATGGGTCATAACGCATGGCCCAGGGCGCTGAGGCGGCGCCCTGGGCACTCAGTGGCTCGGCACGGCGCCCTCATAAGCAAGGGCCGCAGGTTAGTGGCGGCACCAATTCTGAAACAACGGCCTGCCATATCCGAGGGTCACAAAAAGTCTGAACCGCATAAAATTTCCGATGTCCTCCCTTTGTTGATTGAACACAGCGGCACCCCGCAACCTCAGAATACGCTTACTTGTCGCACGCATACCACACCCCTTGGTTGTGACAGGCACCTTGCCTGGCATGTATAGTATAGGGCCTATGCTGCTCAAATGTTGGTCAAACTTTTGTCAAAGTTTGCCAAGATCTCTGAGCCCAGAATCCCTGACCACGAGTCGCGCAGAGTCAACCCAAAGACGCTCAAGCAAGGAGCCCTTGAGGGCTCCTTGCGTGGACGCGCGTGTGAACTACTTGGCGCTGACAGCGCTGACAAACCCGTTGGTGATGCAGAAGATGACATCAGTCATCTTGATGGCGTAGGGCTTGGAGTCGTGCTTGGAACCCGGCTTTCCGTAGACCTCAGCTCCGAGCGCCTCGCCCACGGTGGCCACGGACTGCACCTTGGCGACGATGTTGAAGCGGAGCCCCGGTTTGCAGTCGTTGGGCTTGCCCATGGACAGCTTGGCGGTCGCTACGGGCACCTTGATCTCGGTGGCCTTGGCGAGCAGAGAGGTCTTGACAGCGGCGCAGGCCGGGCGAGTTGCGCGGTGGTCGCGGGCCACGGCAGCAGCGACGACGGGTGTGGACTTGGGGGAGGTGGACTTGGTGGCCATTGTAGGCTCCTTTGGGTTGTGACAGGCACCCTTGCCTGGCATGTATAGTATAGGGCAGGTTTGGCTCAAATGCACATCAAAGTTTAATCAAATATTTTCGGTCCACTGAGTCGCGCAGAGTCAAGGGCCCAGGCCGACCCCTGAGTCGCGCAGAGTCAAGGGTCCAGGTCGCGCAAAGAGTTCCTAAGAACTCCGCTCGTGCGCCCGCGTGTGAGCTCGGATCCGCGTGTGAGCTCTTACTCGAGCTCTAATATCAGTCGTCGTAGATAATGAAACAAATCTCGCATCGGCCCCTGGGACAGATAGCGATCATATCTCCGTAGTGGTCCACTCGGCACCTGAGCCCAGTGAACCCGGCGAACTTCTTCGCTGCACGGATTAAGCTGAGTCGGGACTCTTCCTTGTTCCCCTCGTATTTACCACGACGGACCCAAGAATAATTAGATTCTCCACCGAAGGTATCAGTATGCTCGAATCGGATCATGGTAGTCTCCTCAGTGGTGTGGTCCATAAACTAGGCCCTCTGCGCCTCGAGGTGTAGCCCTGACCGCTACCGCATAGGCGCGGGGGCTCGAGGAGCGTAGAGCATGGCCCAGAGCTGTCTGGGCCATGCTCGGGGGCTTGGCGCGGGGCTGTTCAGGGCCTAATTGCCAGTTTCGCGGACCTCTGGTTCCCAGGTCTCCACGATCTCGGGTTCCTCAGGCTCATAGCGGATAGGAACGAGTGGCACACATGAGAGCTTGCTGATCTCGCAACCTTCGATCCAAGATCCATCCCACGAGTAGCGATACTCTAGTTCCTGTTTCTTGAAGGAATCCACCACGAGTTTTACAGCCTCGCTTAGAGCCTGAGCATGTGTGTTCCCAGCGGTGTGGATGTCAAGTTCCAGGTCAAACTTGACGCGCACTCGGGTCTTGGCCTTCTCATTCCACTCTGAAGGTTTCATCGTGACAACTCCGCTGCGAGGGCCAGCGTGAAGGCGCTGGTGATGGTTGCAAGGACAATGCCTGAGATCCAGGCATTGATGACGCGCATTTGTTCTCTAGGCATGGTAGCCTCCGTATGCAGGGTGGCCCTGCACCTATAAGTATAACGCTCGGTGCCTCAATTGCAAGCTCAAAGTTTAATCAAAGTTTAGGTCGTCACTAAGAGTCGCGCAGAATCAAGTTGAATATTCGACTGGAGGTTGTCGGTAAAAGACTGAGATTCAGAGTTCCACGGATCCGCGCGTGTGAACTCCAGTCAGCTGAGAACTCGGGTCTTCGCGCAGAGGTTTTCGGTAAAAGAGGGAGATTCGTTGATTCGTGGATCCCCGCGTGTGAACTCCAGTCAGCTGAGAGCATGGACTCCTTGGAGTAAGGACTGAGATCTGTGGTGGTGTCGGTAAGTTAAGGACTAGGATCTCTGGATTATTCGGGATTAGAGTGAAAATGAACGAAAAACTCGGGTCCTTGTCGCGATTTATGGAGTAGAAAACGCTGATTTTGTGGACGGCGTTCTCTGTGCTCAGATCGCTCATCGTTCAGAGAACATAGTCAACTCGGAATGATTCCGAATTTTGCATACTCAGGAACTGAATGTTGCAACGCCTTTTGTTCCGTCATAAATTGAAAATTGCAACGCCTTTTGTTCAATCATAAATTGAAAGTTGCAACACCTTTTGTTCAGTCAGGAATTGAAAGTCACAACGCCCATATGGGGAGGATTATGGCGCCGACGGAGATCGGAGAAGCGAAGATCGTAGAAGAGGAGAAGCAGGGAATCTTATCGGCGAATCTTATCAGTTACTCATTATGGGCAGGCACATTCCGTGCCAGGAAGCATCAGAGATCCAAGTTTCCAAAAAGTTTATTTTAAGCGCCCCCAACTATATATACCTAGAATAAAATATATAAATATAATAAATATATAAATAGAAAAATATAGAATTATAGTTATGTTTTTTATTGTAAGTAATATAAACTTGGCCTGTGTAAATGCCCTTTTTTCGTTATTCAACCTATTGCAAACAGGGCACCTGAGTTTTACGCTTCAAAAGCGTTTCCAGCCCCCCATCCGAGAAGCCCAGAATCGGGCCTAGTTATGGAGAAAAATGCTCAGTACCAAGCTATTATATAAGGTGCCTCGGGGAGTCCCAGCGCCACCTTATATAATAAGCACCCCCGGACCCAAAACCCGCGATATTCTGTAAAACAAGTTGTTGCGCATGAGGAAAACCCAACCTATACTTAGCTAGGCGCGGTAGCCTAAGGAGCAATATATGGAAGAAGAGGAATATATCCCCAGTCGAAAGTCGTCACTTACGGAGGAACAGCGCTTCGATGACAAGTTGGTGAAGTCCCCCAACTCTGACTGTTGGCTGTGGCAGGGAACGAGGGGGCGGGGCGGGCAGTGCCTTTTCACACAGGGAAACGGCAAGCTGGTTCAGGCAGGCCGCTACGCCTGGGAGCGAACACACGGCCCCCTTGAGGCGGGTGTCCGAGTTTCGAGGACCTGTCTGAACAGAAACTGCATGAATCCGGCGCATCTGTATGTTTATGCCCCCGAAGGATACAAGCCCAAAGCTGGGTCGCCTGCGCGAGAAATGAAGCCAAACATGCGGCTGATTGAGAAAAAGATCATGGAGCTTCATGCAGAACTTACGGCCCAGGGTATGGAGGGAGCGGCCATTGCTGTGAGGCTGAAACGTCGGAAAGTAGAATTGTGCAAGGAGTTTGGGCTGGTAGAAGGCACCAAATTCCTGAAGAAAGATGCCAAGGAATGAGCCGGAGGAACCTATGAGCTACGCCCGATGGTCCCATTCCCGCTGGTATGTATTCCATCACATTGATAGCGGGGAGACCTGCGACACCCAGCTTCTCGCCATCTATGACGCTGCCGGTCCCTGCATCACGCTCGATCCTGAAAGCCTGGACGGTTCCACCAACGAAGACCTGGGCAGGTTCTTGATGGAAGCCGCGAAGCATGAAGGCACCGAGTTCACCCCTGCCACAGATGCCGAGCTTGACGAACTGCGCGGCTACATCGCGGAGTGGCTGGAAGACATTAAAACCGAAGACCCCACCGCTAACTGATCTTGTCCATTTTGCACGCCTGTAGGAAGGAGCCCAGCATGACCACCCGAGCCGCCGAAGCGCTCTATGAAGCCCAGCATGTTTACAAATACGAAGGACGCCCAAGCGCGGTATTCAACCCGCAGAACAAGCCCGTCAATGAATTGCCCGTGATCTACGGGTTCAACAACGGCGGGAGGCATGGCTGTTTGCAGGCTGTCCTACTTGCCCAGGATGGAACTGAGCTAGGTGGGCACACCTGCTCGTCCGAAGCCTACATGCCTGCTGACCTGGGGATCCTTGAGGGCACCCGTGAAGACCGGCACGAAGAGTTCAAGGCGCATTATCCGGGCGGCTACCGAATGGAGTTCGTGCGCTGGGCTGATGTCCCAACGCATGAAGGATTGAAAGCCGCCTACAGCAGCAACCAAGCCCGGGCGAAAGGATGATGTCCATCGGGAGGAACCATGGAACGCAGGTTCGGCCCACCCCCTGAAGGATATATCGCATGGCATGACTGGGCAGAGGCTCAGACCAAGGCCGGGAACAAACAGAAGAAGTGCCCAGAGTGCGATCACTGGTTCTTCCCATCCGAGAAGCACGACGAAGAAACTGCTCTCAACTCCCCAAACACAAGAAACCGTAGCGCCCATCCGGAGGAACCATGAGTTGGCTTAATGAGACCATCAAGGTGGGGCGCCTAGATGCCGTGATGGTTTAGGGTTTAGGGTTTAGGGTTGTGGGTGAGGAGACCCCCACTACCTGTGGCCGCTTAGTTGAAGGCTTTAGATCGGGTAGATACCAAGCTGAAGGCTATTCTTGAGGAGTATTAAGTGGGACACTATTATTCCGAGATGGTTTGTGAGACTTGCCACAGTCTCCACTGCACTTGCCCTCCCCCGCCCGATACTACTTTAGGCAAGTGGATGGTTTTGAATGACTTTAGTGTTTGTAAGTCAGACACTATGCCTTGGATTGTAAGGATCCACGGTAAGCTATACAAGACCAAGGAAGAGGCCCAGAAGGCTGTTCCATGTCTCATCAAGTCGGAAATCAGGGAGCATCAAGATGAGATTAAAAGGCTGCAAGGGCTCTTGTGATTCTACAGGAACGGTTCAAGGGAAGCGGTCTAAGCTGGAAATTGCCCGCGAACCGATGCCAGCCCTCTGACCGAACACCCGGCGACGTGGATGTCCGCATCGTGTGGGGACGCGCTCTGCGCCGCTGCAGAGCATATTATCAATCGTAAAGGAGCATGTATGTATGCTAACCGGGAATACATAGGGGATGGGTTGTATGTCGTAGCGGTGCGCGGCATGGTGAAACTGTGCGCTAACGACTTAGAAGATCCGTCAGACACGGTGTATTTAGAGCCAGAGACCTACGAGGCCCTGATCCGGTTCGCTGACCAACTTGGGTGGCCGAGACCAGCGTTGCCGAGTGCCGACCATCAGGAGGAACAATGATCCCGCTTAATGAGACCGGCAAGGCGATGGTGCTTCGGCTATCGGCAGCGTTGGCCAAGGAGTGCGAGACTGGGCAGTTCCGGACAGAGGAAACCTCCCCCGACTACATCGCTTGGCTGCTGAGACTACTCATTGAAATTGCTAAGGAGAAGCCATGAGCTACTGGGTCGCCATCCTTGGCACAGAGGGTTAGCTCGCCTGATGGTAGACATAACCGGCCAAGTTTGACTTAACTTTGACTGGCAAACGACTTAGCCCTGCCCTATACTATGGCATGGCAACTGGGCCAGCCATCACTAACCGGCCCCCACGGAGGAATCATGGAACTAAGAGAAGTAATCCTACGCGAGATTCTGGTGCGGCAGGAGAACTATGCCGCCACTGTCTTGAAGGCTTCCGCAGACCATAACGCGGCTCTCCGGCAGTTGCTGGAAAAAGTCATGTCAGGGAGCGCCGCTGCCGACCAAGCGGCCCAGGCCAAGGAAGGTGGGGTGGGTAATGACTAAGCTCCTTCGTTCACCCTGTGCCGACGACTGCACTCACCCCGACCACGCCACTGAGACCCAGCTATTTGAAGTGATACCTCCCCGACCCCGCACAGAGAGCGAGGACAAGGAACTTATCCGGCACCTGTCACAGCGCGTAACGGCACTTGATAATGCTCTGAGGGCCTACCTGGCCCACATCATCGAAACAGAGGGCTACGACTACCTGGACTTCGATAACTTTGAAGAAAAGGTTTCTGAAGAAGAATACGCCATGCTCGTGCAAATGAGCGAGGCGATCTACCAAGAAAAGCGGGGGAGGTGACAGATGGAACGAGTGGTTATTTCAAGGGGCGCGGTGGGCATCTTGGGTATGCAGGTCTGCGCCGTCAAGGACGCCACAGACGCAGAGATACTGGAAGTGTGCAACACGGAGAACCCGTCGGGAACAAGCGGTGGCTGGAGCGAGGTTGTTCGCGAGCAGCCAAAGACAGCCGCCCTCAACCAAGCGCCCGTTCAGTGCGACGATTTTCCTGACCGGCTTCATTTTCTTGTTTTCTGCCAGGCGGACACATGTCCAGCGTAGCCCGAGAAGAAGTTATCGAGCGTCTTTGTCTTCTGGCCTCAGAAGTTGGAACAATAATTTACAACGACGAGAGCGCACACGACTGCTTTTGCACGACTGTCAGAGATCCAGCAGAATTCTGCTTCGACGAAGAAGTGATCGCCTTCATCGAGAGCGCGGTTAGGCAGGCAATAATTGAGAAATATTGAAGTGGCGCGCGAGGCACAGAGGCTGCATACTATAGCATGGCAAGTGGCCACGGGAGGCAGGCGATGTTCACCATCTACGGTAGGACATTTGAGTGCAAGGATACGCTCAAAGCACTTGGTTGTCGTTGGAACCCTGCGCAGAAGGTGTGGGAAACGGGCAACCCAGCAGCGGCGGCTCAGGCCATGAGGCTTCCTGGGGTCAATGTGTATGGTAGCGCAGATCCGAGCGGGCCATTAGAAGACCTCCGCATCGAGTATCCTAGCCGAGGTGCCACCTACTATGACGAAGAATACGGCGTCTACAAGTATTCCAGGTATCCCAAGAGCGATGCGCGATCTGGGCAGCAGAGACGCCAGTTTCTCGGCTCATACATAACGCTTGACTTGGCGAAGGCCGCCCACCCCACGGCAGTCCTGGCGAGCAGCTCTGGGTATTACGAACCATTTGCCAGCATACTTACTGGAGAGTAGCGTGACCGCACTGCACCGACTTACAGGTATTCGCGAGGACTACGCGGCAAGGATCCGAGAGGCCAGGGCGTTCGCCATTGCCATTGACATTGCCAGCGAGGCGACAGACGGGCTGCTCAAGCCCTGGCTGCTTGAGGCCTTCGAGCAAGACGTCGCACTGATCGCCCCCTGCAAGGAGCACGCGTTCGCGATGGTGCTGTCGGAAGTAGGCCCCGAGGGGGCTTATTCGGAGAGCTTAGGGCGCAACATCGTGCCGACTGACTTCAGGAAACTACCGCTAGAGTATGTAGCTCTCACGGTAGAACTGATGAACGAAAAGGAGATGTAGTGATGCGGGTAGCAAAGATAAAGAGAGCGCTGGCCATGCTTGAGCAACTTGGCATCGGACACGGTGTGCCCGAGAACCCAGCAGAAGAGTTCTTCGTGGCTATAGAGGCAATGAATGAACTCATGTCTCTTGTAGCCTGCGCGGAAGATCTGCAGAAGGAGAATCGCACACTCCGCGAGGTGCAGACAGAGACCCAAAAGTGGAGAATGGAGAAATGGCAGAAGAACACAGCTCGTGTCAAAGATGTAATCCAATACATCTATGATAATGGACACCACAAGGACTGTCCTAAGACCCAGGACATCGATGACAATAATGATTGCGACTGTGGCTACGACGAGGCCATGGGCAATCTAAAGGAGCTGCTATGACTCCTGACTACCGGGCAGGCTTTGAAGCGGCGCTTGAGCTTCTGTGCAAGCATGACGAAATTGGCAGCATGTTCTGCCAGAGCACTGCCCGCGACATTGCAGAAGAAATTCGCATTGAGGGCGGGCTCTGCACCGACACAGAGTTCATGGAACTAAGGGGGCCGAAGATGGACAGCGTCCTTCAGATCATGGATGATAAG